GGGCCGCCGAGCTCGGAATGCCGAGAAGCCTCGAAGCGGTGGGCAAAGCGCTTCATCTTCCAGATGATAAACTTAAATTATCAACTGGAAAACTACTAATAAATTACTTCTGCAAGCCCTGCGCACCAACCCGGTCTAACTCGGGCCGGACGCGCAACATGCCTTGGCACGACCAGGAGCGCTGGAACCTCTTCAAGGAATACAACCTTCAGGACGTCGAAGCTGAGAGAGCGATCGAAAACGAAGAGCTCACCTATGAATCGACCAGGCCGAGCGAGCAGGAGTTATACGAGCTAGACCAGAGAATCAACGATGCCGGCGTGGCCGTCGACATGCAACTCATCGATAGGATCAACGGGTACGTAAATAATTACACCCTGAATCTAATCGAAGAAGCTAAGAGGATCACTGGGCTGGAGAACCCCAACAGCCTTCAACAAGTCAAGAAATGGCTCGAGGAAAAGGGCGTTCCAGTCAGCAGCCTAGATAAGGCGGCGATCCAAAACATGGCTGATTACATAGATGACGAGGATGTGAAGAAGTACACCGAGATACGCCAGAAACTGGGCAAGACCAGCGTGGCCAAGTTCGATGCGATGAAGAGGGCGGCGGTATGGGACGAAGGGACGAAGACATACCGAGTCCACGGAATGCTCATGTTCTACGGAGCAATGAGAACGGGGCGCTGGGCGGGGCGAATAGTCCAGCTCCAGAATCTACCCCGAAACTCCTACAAAGACCTCGACCTTGCACACCAATGGGCTAAGGCGGGAGAGTTTGAAACGATGGACATGTGCTATCCAAATTTGATGGACGTATTCTCGCAGCTGATAAGAACGTCCTTCATACCAGCGGAGGGAAACACCTTCATAGTCGCCGACTACAATGCCATCGAGGCCCGGGTAATTGCCTGGTTCGCCGATGAGCAATGGAAACTCGACGTGTTCCAAAGAGGCGGAAAGATCTATGAGGAAGCCGCCAGCCGAATGTTCAAGATACCAGCCGACCAGATCGGGCACGACTCGCCGGAGAGAGCTAAGGGCAAGATAGCCGAGCTAGCCGGAGGGTACGGCGGAGGCCTCGATGCCTACAAGCGGATGGGAGCCGACAAAGCCGGCCTCTCAGACGAAGAGATACAGAGACTAGTCTACGAATGGCGCGACATCAACCAAGGGATAGTCGACTTCTGGGGAAAAGCCGAGACTGCAATGCGGGAGGCGATAAAGAACCCGGGAGTCAAGACGGTGCTCGCCAAGGGCGTCGCCTTCAAGATGCACAAGGACACGCTGTTTATGAGGCTTCCCTGTGGGAGGTGCCTAGCCTACCGTGAGCCAGCTCTGAAAGCCGGAGAGCGCAAGAAGGATGAAATCACATACCTCGGCGAAAATGCGATCACCGGGCACTACGAGACCATCAGAAGCTATGGCGGTCGAATAGTCGAGAACATCGTCCAGGCCACCGCGAGAGACTGCCTAGCATACGCTATGAAGGCCCTCAGCGACAAGGGCTACAACATAAGATTCCACGTCCATGACGAAGTAATCATCGAGGTCCCGACCGAGCAAGTCGAGGCAGCTAAAAAAGATATCACTGAGATCATGGCGCTCAAGGACACTCCCTGGAAAGAGGGAATGCCCCTGAAAGCTGAGGAATACAACTGTACTTATTACCTGAAGAAGTGAGGATCCACAGGGCAAAAGGGTCCTCCACATAGGCCGTTAGTCGGAATGGGAAAGACGGCGCTCGGAGAATATCCATATTGAAACCTCCTAAACTTCAAAACTGATTTATAGCAACTGAGCGAAAACCGGGGTTCGAGTCCCCGACGGCCTACCAACAAAGAAATTATGAAAAGCAGAAAAACATACCGAATGCTCATCAGGCTCCACAGCTCGAGGTGCTATGTGGGGAGGAAGAAACCCACCAAAGCCCAGCTCCTGGAGAACTGCTACCACAAGGTCATGATGATCATCTACCAACACTGGCAAGGAAGGGAGACAAAATGGCGAAAAAATCTCACAGAGCATGCTATGCGCTGTACCAAGGGGACAGGTTTGTGGATCTCGGGAGCGCCGAATACCTGGCGAAACTCATCAATGTCAAAGCAAGCACGATCCTTTTTTACAGCAGCAGGGCCCACCGGAGAAGAACCGGAGACCGAGGGCCGATTGTAATCCGGATATGAAATCACAACAACTGCGACCAAAAGGTCAGAAGGAGAACCCAATAATGAGCAAACCAACCATCAAGAACATCATCGCCTACCTCGAGGGGGCAGGGCGAAAAGACGAGGCGGAATACATCCGCAAGTGGGAGTCGGACTATAAAGCCGAACACCCTAGGAAGCCCAGAGCAACACCTTCCGAAAAGCCAAGTCAGAACATCACTCCTGAGAAGAACACCACGCCGGAAGAATGCAAGATCCTTCCGAAGACCATCGCCTACGGAGACCTCGCGGTCCTGGCCGGACTTGAGCTCGGCGAAGTAGAAGACGCGTTAAAGAGCCATGAAGAAGCGCTGAGAAGTATCGATCCAAGGCTCAACCCGGGAGCCATCGCCGAAAAGGGAGCCCAAATAGGAATCCTCACCGGACGCAAAGAGGGAATCGGAAGACTCCTAAAGAGAACCCGAGAATTCATCGAGGAGGGAAAACACCATGAAAAATAAAATGAGCAGCAAAGAAGCATTAGACGTGTTCTACAAGGATATCCAAGCCTATAACAACGATATGCGAACCTACCCATACTTCAAATGCTACCAAAACAAATGCGAAGCTGACATGCGGGTCTGGGAAAAAAAGCAAAGCGAGATGTACGAAACCATCAAAGCCGATTTAGATCGACTAGAAATTTTAGAAAAAGAATTGCTCAAAGACCGCGTCGCAGTTTATGAAACACGCACAGTGTTACTGCGCATAGGAACTAACGAGTATACCCTCGGCTTCAATCCCAAGAATTGCCGCAGCTGCATTTTATCGGATAAAGAAGTCGAAACATTAGGTAGAGAACATGAGTAGGGGAGCAAGAGGAATGACCATGATGTGGAAAAGAAAAGACCGCAGCTGTCCCGCAAAGGAAAAACCAGCGAAGCCAGGATCCCCGGAACGCGAGGCTAGAAAAAAGGCGATCCAAGACCAAATCCAAAAAATCGAGAGCGAGATCATGGAATTTGATCGCGAGGACGCCGACGACTATGCCCGAGAAAAAATCAAGACCCTCCGGGAAAAGAGCAACAAGCTGAAGCGCTCCATCGGGGAGAAGACCATATGATTCTCACCGAAAAACTAGTACTAGATCCCTGCTGTGGTGGGCGGATGTTCTACTTCGATAAGAAAGACGACCGCGTCTTGTTCTGTGACATCCGCGAAATTGAGACTCATCTTTGCGATGGAAGAGAATTCAGTGTCAAACCAGACAAAGTTATAAACTTTGCGGATATGCCCTTTGTGGACAACTTCTTCAACCTGGTGGTTTTTGACCCTCCTCATCTCCTGAGAAACTCTGGAAGCAACAGATGCAAGTTTGCTCAACAATACGGAACCTTGCACCCAACTGGCTACCAGCAGATTAAATACGGCGCCTTATACGGTGACTGGCGGGAAATGCTCCGGAAGGGATTCAACGAGTGCTTCCGCGTCCTTAAGCCAGGCCACACCCTAATCTTTAAATGGAACGAGACGGACATCCCAGTCAAAGAGATCCTAAAGCTAACCCCTTATCAGCCGCTATTCGGAAACAGAAGTGGCAAGACTTCAAAAACACATTGGATCGTATTTCTAAAAAGCGACCAGCTAACTACCCAAGAAGGAGGAATTAAATAGCTATGAAAAAGAATACTACAAAAAATAAATTGCTCTTAATTGCCTTGTTTCCGCTTGCATTGAGTTTGTTATTTACAGCCCAAAGCAAAGCGAAAGAAACACTGGCAAAACCCATGCAGCCAAAGATTGCATTAACGAGTTCAAATACACCAAAAGAAGCCGACTACACGGTTCATTGGTACAGCGAAGACATTTATTCAACCCAGCGATACACCGAGTTTCATTATCGCTATGTGCAAAGAAGTAATAACGCGCACATCATCTTAGCAAATTATGGAAATGGAGGCCTGATTGAAAACGCGCAACCATTTATTTATACATACACGCTCACATTTAAAGTGAGCGCTAGTTCATGGTCGCAAATTGAACTCCGAACTTCTAGTGACCGAGAAAACTACGAAATTGAAACGAGCTTCATCCTGAGCGGAAATTCACAAACTACAACGTTAACAATTGCCAAGCCTTACTTCGTAATTCACAAATGCGATGGGGCCATGGCAAAACTTGAATACTTAAAAATAAGTTATAGCTGCTGAAGAGCAGAATGGAAAAGTGAAGGAGGAATGCATATGCAGGAAAACGGGGCTAAAAAAATCAAGGTAGCGACTGCGAAGAGCCGCTACGAACTGATCTGGGAAAACCGGGAGATCAGATGGGACGAGCTCCTTCGGAAGCTCACCAGCACAAGCCGGACCTCAGAGACAGTGGACGAGTTCAAGGCGATGACCAAAAAGGACCAGGACTCCATCAAGGACATCGGCGGTTTTGTTGGAGGGACGCTCCACAACGGGCGCCGCAAGAACGGATACGTCGAGAGCCGCTCGATGGTCACCCTGGACATGGACAGCGGCCAAGAAGGCATGCTCGAAGATATCGAAGCCTTCGCCACAGCCGAGTTCGTCGTCTACTCAACACACAAGCACACGAGACTGAAGCCACGGCTGAGGTTCATCATACCGCTCACCAGAGAAGTGACCGCCGAGGAATACGAACCGCTCGCCAGAAAGCTAGCGGACGACCTGGGCGTCGGGATGGACTGCTTCGACGACACCACGTTCGAGCCGACCAGGCTCATGTACTGGCCATCCACCTCGAAAGATGGCGAGTTCATCGGAAGAGAAATCAAGGGTGAATGGACGGATCCAGACGCCATCCTCGCCGAATATCAAGACTGGAAAGACCCGACCTCCTGGCCAAAGAGCTCCAGGGAGAGCACCAAGCAGCTCCACCAGGGCGACAAAGCGGGAGACCCTCTCGCCAAGCCCGGCATCATCGGGACCTTCTGCAACTGCTATACGATAACCGAGGCGATCGCCAAATTTCTGAGCGAGGTGTATACCCCCTGCGATAATGGGCGGTTCACCTTTGCTAGTGGAAGCACCAGCGGAGGTCTCATCGTCTACGACGACAAGTGGGCCTACAGCAACCACGGCACCGACCCGGCGCACGGGCTGCTTTGCAATGCCTTCGACCTCGTGAGGATCCACAAGTTCGGCGAGCTCGACATCAACGTCACGCCGGACATGTCTCCGCACGAATGGCCGAGCTATCAGGCGATGAAGCAGATGGTGGAAGAGGACCCGATCGTCAAGGAGCTCGTGGCCAAGAGGGCCGTGAGCAAAAGAACCTCCGCGCTCGAGGACTTCGACGGCGTCCTGAAGCCGATAGACGAGTCCGAGGGCTGGGCCCAGAAGCTCAAATACAACAAGCGCGGCGAACTCATCGAGGACTACCAGACGGCGCTCCTCATTTTGGAGAACGATCCAAACCTAAAAGGCATCGTCGGCCTCAACAGCTTTAAGGGCTTCCCAGAGCTCAGGGCCAAGACGCCCTGGAACCGGGTGCCCGGCCAGTACTGGACAGACACCGACGAAGCGCAGCTCAGAGGCTATCTCAACACGATCTACGGCATCAAGATGTTCGGCTTCGTGAAGGACGCGCTCCTGGCGGCAATGGATCACTTCGCCTTCAACCCCGTCAAAGAATACATCGAGAGGGCCACGTGGGACGGAACGCCCCGCGCGGAAACCCTATTCATAAAATACCTGGGCGCGGAAGACAACCCATACGTCCGCACCGTCACGAGAAAGATGCTCGTGGCAGCGGTCAGTAGAATCTACCAGCCAGGCTGCAAGTTTGACTACATGGTCACGCTGGTCGGCAAGCAGGGCATCGGCAAGAGCTATCTCATCAACAAGCTCGGCAACGGCTGGACCAGCGACACCCTCAGCGACATCAGGGGCAAGGAATCCTACGAAGCCCTAGACGGCGTGTGGCTCATGGAGATGGGCGAGCTCGTCGCGCTGAAGAAGACCGATCGCGAATCGATCAAGCTGTTCATATCCAAGACGGAAGACACATACCGAAGGGCATACGCCCACAACACGACGGTGAACAAGCGCCGCTGCATTTTCATCGGGACCACCAACGACGAGAACTTCCTCAACGACGCCACAGGCGCCAGACGGTTCCTGGTCATCGACACCAAGGAGGAGAACATCCAGCAGAGAGTGTGGGACGGACTCGACGAGAGCGAGGTGGCCCAGATTTGGGCCGAGGCGAAGGTTCTATACGACTCAGGCGAAAAGATCATGGAGATGCCGGAAGAGGTCAACAAGGCCGCCGTCGAGGAGCAGGAGCGCCACGCAGAGGATAATCCAAACGTCGGAATCATCGGCGAGTGGCTATCAAAGAAAATCCCGAGCAACTGGAGCCGGAAGACCATCGAGGAGAGAGCCCGCTACTGCAGAGCCACTGAGGACTTCAACAGCGGGACAACCAAAGTGGACTTTGATGGCAGCGACATCGCGGAAACTGAAAGAACCAGGATCTGCGCAGCCGAGGTATGGTGCGAATGCTACCAGCGCCCAATCGGAGAGCTCAACAAGCTGGAGAGCCGCAACATCAATGAAGCCCTTCGAATGCTGGGCTGGAAGGCGGACAAGTTCCCAAGGGTATTCGGACCCTATGGAAAGCAGAGGGGATTCACCCGATGAGCCCGAGCATTGTAGACGCCTTAAAAGCGAGCGACTACAAAGTCTACATTCGCAAAAACCACAATGTAGACACACAATGTAGACCGCAAAAACCTAGTAATAATCGAGAAAAACGCGAAATATCTACATTATCTACAATCAATCATCACCCATGTATACGCACTAATAATCACATATGCACAGGGAACGCACAGGAAAGAATCTCCTGCATATACACGCGAAGAAAAGAATGTTCCGATGTAGAAGGGAGGGCCGCATTATGCCACTAGAGAAGGATCTAGAAAAGAAGCTGATCGAAAAGGTCAAGACTAGGGGATGTCTTACCTATAAATTTGAAAGCCCAGGGCATCGAGGCGTCCCAGACCGAATAGTGATAAGCCCGAGCGGCGTCGTCTACTTCGTCGAGCTGAAGAAGCCGAAGACCGGAAGGCTGTCGGCACTCCAGAAATGGAATCTGGCCCAGATCAAAGCGCATGGCGGGCACACCTACACGATTAACAATGATAAGGAACTCGAAGCGTTCCTGGGCATAATCTTATGAGGTTCGAACCGCATGACTATCAGACCTATGTGATAAAAAAGCTGATAGAGAAGCCAAAGCTGGCGGTATTTCTAGACATGGGACTCGGCAAAACCGCATGCACACTCAGCGCCATCGATTATCTGATGAACGACGCACTGGCGGTCAACAAGACTCTGGTGATAAGCCCGCTGAAGGTCGCGAGGCTGACCTGGGAAGAGGAAATCGAAAAGTGGGACGAGCTGAACCACATCAGACTCAGCAAGATCGTCGGGACGAGGGCTCAACGAGCGAGAGCGATCGACACCCCGAGCGACGTCTACATTATCAACCGCGAGAATACGAAATGGCTGCTGGACTACTTCCGGGAGGAAAAAAGGCCGTGGCCATATCAGATGATAGTGATCGATGAATCGAGCAGTTTCAAGAACCGAGCCAGCGAGAGATTTAAGGCCGCCAAAGTGATGACGGCCATCACCCCGAGGGTGGTGGAACTCACCGGAACGCCGACTCCGAACGGGCTGATGGACCTATGGTCACAGATGTATCTGCTGGACCAGGGCGAGAGGCTAGGAAAGACTCTGACGGCTTATCGGGAGAGGTACTTCATGCCAGATAAGAGAAGCCGAACTGTCGTATTCAGCTACAAGCCGAGAAGCGGAGCCAAGCGCGAGATCTACAACGCCATCAAGGACATGGTCATATCCATGAAGGCGGTGGACTACGTGAAGATGCCTGAGAGAGTGGATAACACCATCAAGATAGCGATGCCAGCGAGGACGAGAACACTCTATGAGAAGATGGAGAGCGACTATCTGCTGACCTTGGACGAAGAGACAATCGTAGCGGCGTCAGCTGGAGTCGTCATGAACAAGCTTCTGCAGATGGCAAACGGAGCCGTTTATTCCAGCGACAAGCCAGGAGAATGGGTGCTGATTCATAATCTGAAGCTGCAGGCACTAGAAGAAATTATGGAAGCCAACGAGGACAAACCCGTGATGGTTTTCTACCAATATAAGCATGACTTGACTAGACTCCAGGAATACTTCCAGGGATATGAGCCGAGGATTCTAGAGAAGGACCAGGACAAGAAGGACTGGGACGAAGGCCGAATCAAGATGCTTCTGGCTCATCCAGCAAGCATGGGACATGGGCTAAATCTCCAAGCGGGAGGAAACATCATCGTCTGGTTCGGGATGACCTGGAACCTGGAGCATTACCAGCAGGCGAATGCCAGGCTTTACAGGCAGGGCCAGAATGAGACGGTCGTCATCAACCACCTGGTGATGGAAGGAACTGAAGACGAGACGGTGCTGCTTAGGCTAGCGATGAAAAAAGCGGGCCAGGACGAGCTGATCGAGCACGTCAAGGCGAGAATTGAAGAAGCAAAGAGGAGGAGCGAGAAATGATACATGAGACGACGATAGCCCAGCTGAAGGAATACTTCGAGCTGAGGGCAGCCATATCAGTAAAGCGCACGCAGCTGGACGTTTATAGGGCCCAGATTGAGAAATGCGCACCCAATAAAAAGGGTACATTTCAAGCCCGAATAAATGAATGCGAAAGAGACATCGAAAAAAACAAGAAAATGAAGCAGAAGATAGAGCGCGTCCTGGATGAAATAAGAAGGGACGTGGAAGATGGGCAGTTTAATGTTTATTACCTTCACTATGTGAAGGGCATGAGCCTATCAAAAACTGCAAAAAGAACGGGCTACAGCAAGTCCGGCATCTGCAAGATCCTGCAAAAAATCAATGTAAAAGTGGGTACAGAAAGTGGACAGGGGCAGCCTTGATACCCAGTAAAAGACTGATGTAGACTACGCATGACCGAGCGAATCGGAAAGGGTGCTGCTTCGCCCCGTTCCCTAGCCGGACGCCACGGTCACTCAGGAGAATACAAAATGCCAACAACAAGCAAGATACGAGAGAAGTTCTACCACAGCGCAGCATGGGCCAAGGCGAAGAAGGCCAAGCGAAGGGAAGCACTCGGAATCTGCGAGAGATGCGGCAAAGCAGGCTGGGAAGTTCACCATAAGATACCATTAACTGATGATAATGTGGGCGATCCAAACATCAGCCTGAATCCAGATAATCTAGAGCTCCTATGCACGGCATGCCACAACGCAGCCAGGGATGAGGAGGAAAGGGCCAAAGGAAGGCGCACAGACTACTGCTTCGATGAAGAGGGAAATATGCACTTTAAGCCTTAAACGAAGCCCAGGAGGCCCCGGGGGGTCCAAATCGGGAAAGCCCGATAATTCCTCACCGGGCGAAGACCTCAAAAAAATATATCCCGTTTTTCAAAGAAGATAAAAGAACTCTTAAGAAGTTTAAAAAAGAGCGCCGAACTGCTCAAAAGTTCGGAGAAGGCGAAGCAAGATGAACGTAGTGATGAGGAGCGTGGCGGAGCTAATCCCCTACGTGAACAACCCAAGAAAAAATGACAAGGCCGTCGACAAGGTGGCCGAGTCTATTCGTTTATTCGGGTTCAACGTTCCCATCACGGTGGATAAAAACGGAGTCATCGCCACAGGGCACACGCGACTCAAAGCCGCGATAAAGCTAGGCATGACAGAAGTCCCGGTCATCGTGCTCGACGGCTTGACCGAAGAGCAGATCGCAGCCTGGCGCCTGGTCGACAATCGCACGTCAGAAATCGCCGAATGGGACTTCCCAAAACTCGCGGAAGAATTCGGCAAGATAAAGGACATAGACCTGTCCGCATTCGACTTCAAGCTCCCTGATGAGAGCGACGGTCTCCATGAGGACGACTATGAAGTTAACCTACCAAAGACACCAAAGTCGAAACGCGGAGATATCTATGTCCTAGGAAAGCACCGGGTCATGTGCGGTGACGCTACAAATCCTGAGGACGTAAACGCCCTCCTGGATGGGAAGCAAGCGGACCTGGTAGTGACCGACCCTCCGTATAACGTCAACTACGGAGCGCGTGGAAAGCAATATAAAGGCAAGGGCGGCTATGAATGCGGAATGGATGATAGAACCATCCTAAACGACAACATGGACGACGCCAGCTTCTACCAATTCCTGAGAGATGCATTCGCGAATATTCGCGATGCATTGAAACAGGGGGGGTCCTACTACATCTGGCACAGCGATAGCAAAGGAAGCGTATTCCGCAATGCGTTGGTGGCTGAGGGCCTCACGATCAGGCAATGCCTAATATGGAAGAAGAACACGCTAGTGCTCGGACGCCAGCATTACCAATGGATCCACGAGCCCTGCCTCTATGGGTGGAAAGAGGGAGCTGGCTCCTACTTCATCAATGATAGGGGCTTTACGACAGTACTCGAACTCGACAAAAAAGAGCTCCGAGACCTGAGCAAGCCAGAGCTAATAAAGCTCATCCGCGAGCTGCAGGTTCCAAAAGAGGCAACCTCAGTATTTGAGGAAGACAAGCCCGCCAAAAATGACCAGCACCCGACCATGAAGCCCATTAGGCTGATCGGACGGGAAGTGGCCAACTCAAGCCGAAAAGGTGAGGTCGTGCTCGACACGTTCGGAGGAAGCGGAAGCACCCTTATAGCGAGCGAGCAACTCAAGAGAACCTGCTACATGATGGAGCTCGACCCCAAATACGTCGACGTCATCGTGGATCGCTGGGAGACTTATACCGGAAAGAAAGCAAAGAAAGTGGAGGCAGACCAAGCATGAGATTATTCTCAACAGAACAAGTAAGCAGATGGCATCCAGACAAAATGGCAGATCAAGTAAGCGACGCCATCGTGACCGCCTGCCTCGCGATAGATAAAGGCTCGCACGTGGCCTGCGAGTGCCTACTAAAAGGAAGCACCTGCGTACTAGCAGGCGAGATAACCACTCGAGCTCAAATCGATTATTCAGAAATAGCATGGAAAAAGCTCAAGGAGCTGGAGCCCTGGAAAGACTACGAAGTGATAGAGAGAATTACCAGGCAAAGTCCGGAGATCAACAGCGCTATTGAGCAGGACCCCAACCAGGGAGCCGGCGACCAAGGGCTAATGTTCGGCTACGCCACAAGTGAGACCGCAAGCATGCTCCCTTATGGGTTCGCGCTGGCTAACATGATCATCGAACGCCTCGAGAGAGACGTCGAAGAAAACCTGGGATGGCTCAAAGGCGATGCCAAGACCCAGGTGACAGTAGACCTCGACGAAAAAGGGGTGGACTCAATCCAACTCATTCTAATCAGCGCCTGCCATTATCCGAAGAGAACCCTCGATGAAGTAAGAGAGCACATCAGAGATCTGTTCCCGGACTTTCCAAAAGAGAAGCTCCTAATCAATCCAAGCGGAAGCTGGACGATAGGAGGACCCGATGCAGATGCAGGGCTCACCGGAAGAAAAATAGTAGCTGACCAATACGGCGGCTACTGCCCAGTGGGCGGAGGAGCCTTCAGCGGGAAGGATCCATCGAAAGTGGATCGCTCAGCGAGTTACATGGCCAGGCAGATTGCCTGCGACCTAGTGATCAAACACAGACTCCAATGGTGTGAAGTTCAACTCGCATATGCCATCGGAGTCGCAGAGCCAGTAAGCGTCGTAGCCCTCACGGATAAAGGCGATAACCTGAGCGTGGAGGTCCTGGACGATTACGATCTGACACCAAGAGGCATCATCGAGAGCTTAGGCCTCCTAGATAAAGACTATGGAGAACTGGCTCGAGGGTGCCATTATCGAAAACCAATAAAGTAAAGGAGAGAGCATGGCTGGAGGAAAGAGACCCGGAAGCGGAAGAAAGCCGATGGCAGAAGCGCCTTCTCACGACTCGAACGCGAACAAAGAAGCGCGCCGGGAAGCGATACAGAAGCTAGCGACCACCGGATATCTTTCATGTCCTAAATACCTTACCGACGAAGCCCGCAGGGAATGGCGTCGAGTCATGCGGCTCTACCGACAGATGGGAGCGAACATCCTGTGCGACCTCGACATAGCCGCGCTAGTCATGTACTGCGAGGCGTGGGCAATCTATAAAAAAGCCCAGGAAGACTGGTCAAAGCTCAAACAGACAGCGACCACGAACCCAGCGGCGCAAGTACTCATCGACAAGACCATCGAAACGATGAACAAGCAGGCTGGGGTGGTCTCAAAGCTATCCGAACAGCTCTGCCTCACGCCCGTGGGCCGAGCGAGGATGGGAATAAACCCAACCAAGAGCAAAGCCGGGGATAGAATCCTCGACTTCATCAATGGCGAATGAGCTACATCGGCGACTACATTCGAGCAATCGAGACGGGCGAAATAATCGTTTGCGAGAAGATAAGGAGAGTCTACTGCGACATCCTCAAACCGATAATCGAAGATAAGGACGACGATTACTACTTCGACGAAAAAGCGGGAAGCAAATTCATCAGATTCGCGGAGACGTTCTGCAAGCAGAGCAAGGGTGAATGGAACAATAAACCTTTGAAACTCATGCTGTTTCAGAAGGCTAAATATCAGGCGATATTCGGCATCAAAGAGCGAGAGACCGGCCTCCGAAGGTTCCGTGAAGTCTTCGATGTCCGAGGACGAAAGAACGGAAAATCAACCGAGAATTCAGCGCTCGGCCCCTATCTAGAAATAGAGGAACGAGGCGCTGAGATTTACGTGGCTGCGACGATAAGGCAGCAAGCGCTTCGTGTGTGGGAAGAATCGCGAAGCATGATAGCCAAGTCTGGCGAACTGAAAGCTCTATTTACTAGCAAAGTATTCCCCCAAGCCGAAATAGCCGTGAAGGCCTTCGACTCGACCTACAAAGTCCTGAGCCGCGATGTCAAGACTCAAGACGGGCTCAACGCCAGCTGCGCCATCATCGATGAGGTGCACGAACTGGCCAGAGCAACCTATGACATCCTTAAACAGGCTACCTCCTCCAGAGAGCAACCTTTGATCTCAATGATCACAACGGCGGGCTTCAAAAGAGGTGCCCTCTTCGATGATTTGTACGAATATTCGCGCAAAGTGCTCGAGGGAACAATCAACGATCCGCGCTGGTTACCATTAATTCACGAGCTCGATAACCCAGAGGAAATAGAAAACGAAAAAGCGTGGATCAAGGCGAACCCGGGGCTTGGTGTCATCAAGAAGCTCGAGGCCTTAAGGGACAACGTCAATAAGATGAAGGGAGACCCCAACTTCGCCAACACGGTGAAGATTAAGGACTTCAACATCATAGGTGTAGGAGCCAGCACTTGGCTCGAAGGCTCAACCATCACTAATGACATGGTCTACACCGAAGAAGAGCTGGCCAAGCTCGACAACACTCTAGTGATAGGCGGATATGACCTGTCCAGGACGAACGACCTCACAGCCTTCACAACGCTCCTATTTGACAAGGAGAAACAGAAGATCATCGCGATCACGATGTATTGGATCACGGCGGACTTTCTCGAATCTCCAGAAGCGAAAGAGAGCAAAGTACCATGGCGGGCATGGGTAGATAGAGGACTCATCAGAATAAGTGGAGAGCACCTCATCGACTACCATGACGTAGCCAACTATGTCCAGGCGTCATTCGCAAAGCATGGATGGACCTACGGGAAGATCCAATACGACGCCTATTCAGCCGGATATCTGGTCGACGAATTGTCATCGATGGGATGGAGCAAGAACGGGTGCCAAGTGGCAACTCCCCAAGGCTTCCGAACCCTCTCGGTGCCGATGCAAGAGCTGGAAGCAATGCTCAAAGCAAAGCAGCTCGTGTACCAGAATAATCCTGTGACCAAATGGATGCTATCGAACGTACAGATGGAACAGGACCGAAATGGCAACCTCATGCCGATCAAGGCAGGGGAAAAGAGAGCAAACAAGATAGACGGCCCAGCGACGATATTAAACGCTCTGGTCGCCTATTGCGAATCCAAAGGAAACTACATGAGTTAGAAAAGGAGGAAACATGGCAGGAATAATCGGAACCATATGGGCAAAACTATTCGGCAAGAAGGGCCAAGCAAAGAGCTCGAACCTTCAAACCATTAATCTGTTTTCTCCCAATTTCTCGAGCGAAGCTAAAGCTGAGATGAATGCTACGTTCATATCGGCCGTCAACGCTCACGCGAGACATTTCTCAAAAATACAGCCGCGCGCATATTTAAACGATGAACCAGCGCAAAGCCGAAAGTACTTAGATAGGATATTGGGACTAGCCCCCAACTATCTGATGAATGCCCCGAGATTCTGGAAGGCAGTAGCTACGAGTTACTTCATGGATAATTTAGCCATTCTCTGGCTCGAATGGGACTACTCGAACTGGAAGGAACCTCTCAAAGGAATCTGGCCACTAGACACAGGCCTAAACAGCCTCCAGATTGCGACTGATGATTCAGGGCAAGTGGTGGTTAAATTTATCATCAACGGAAAGACCGAGTATGAATGGCTAGAAAACCTGGTCGTCCTCCAAAGGGAAGCCAACATCTCCGACCTATTCAAAGGAAGAAGCAAGGCCATCGACCAGAGCATCCAGGTGCTCCAGACATCCTATGAGGGGCTCGACCTCTCAGTGAAAACAAGCCAGTTTATTCGCTTCCTTGTTCTCTCACAGACCAACCTCAGCGAGGAGAACGTCCAGAAGAGGCAGGAAGAGGTCTCCAAGAGGATATTCGGAAACAAGAGTGGCATCGCTTACTTCCCGAACGCCGAAAAGGTCCAGGAAGTCACGAGCAATGGCAAGTGGCCACTGGCACCTGAGCTAGAGTCCATCAAAAGCGATATCTACAGCTATCTAAGCATTACACCCGAAATCGTCAAAGGAAAATACACCGAGGACGAGTGGCAGGCTTACTACGAGAGCGCACTGGAGCCATTCTGCGCAGAGCTCGCAGCTGAGCTCACGACGAAGATATTCAGTCAGACCGAGATAAACCTCGGAAATAGAATCCGGATCATCACCGATCCTCTGCAGACGGCCAGCATCAGAACGCGAATCAGCATCGCAACCGCCATGCAGAAGCTCCCAATGGTGGTACCAAACGACATAGCACGGTTGCTATATCAGCCAGAGATAGAAGGTGGAGACAAGCCTCAAGCATCTCTCAACTTCGTCAAAGGAAACGAACAAAGCAAATATCAAACCGGAAATACGGGCGAGGATGAACCAACAAAGGAGGAAGATCCAAATGCCGATACCAAATAATAGACCTGAGATCATGGATCGCATGATCCGCAAAGATAGCTACCACAGGCTATACGAAGTCAGAGCCTTAGACAAGGGCGATGACAACAAGATGATCATCGAGGGTAAAGCCGTCACATTTGGGGACAAAACTGTCCTATTCAAATGGGGAGACCAAAGCATCTGCGAGATCATCGACAAAAACGCATTCAAAGATGCAGACATGTCAGACGTGTTCCTCAAATACAACCACTCGGAGGATTTGATGGTTCTAGCTAGAACCAAGTCCCAGACTTTATCCCTCGAAGTGAAAGAGGATGGCCTCTACATGAGAGCAGAGCTCGCCGACACGACAGGCGGGCGTGACCTGTACGAATTGATAAGACGCGGCGACATCGACAAGATGTCCTTCGCCTTCTCAATAGAAAAAGACGGAGAGGAGAAGCTGGAGACTGACTCAGAAATTACGTTCACAGTAAAGAAGATACGCAAGCTCTATGATGTCGCAGCCGTTCCGCTCCCTGCTTACGAGAATACGAACATCTATGCGCGACGCCTTGGCGAGGTGGAGACCCGCCAGGAGCAGGTGGAGGCTGAAAAGCGCGATCTAGAAATTCGGAGAATCAAAGCAAAAACATTCATTTAAGAATTTAAGAAAAGGAGTTCAAAGAAAATGAATAGAGAAGAAATTCTAAAAAGACTCGCTGAGATCAAGGGACTCATCGAGAAAGAAACTGACCCAGCCAAGCTCGCAGAGTATGGCGAAGAGGCCAGATCCCTCAACAAGCAGTTAGGTGTCCTCGAAGGTGAAGCACGCGCCAAAGCACGTTCTGCCTTTGAAGAATCGTCAGAAAAGCACGATGCTGGAGGACACAAAAATCCACTGCCAGAAAAGCTATCCAGACGTCAAGCCCTCAGCTTAGCTACAGGACTCTGTGCACGTCAAAAAATGCCTTCTGAGGAGCAAAAAAGAGCTCTTGGTGTCGCATTGACTACCACAGCTACGACCTACGTCGCTGCTACCTCAGGTGTGGATGGTGTCAACAACGCTGGCGTTTTGATCCAGACCAAACTCGTTCTCGATTACTTGAAGGAAGAGGGTAAACTCAGCCCAATTCTAAATGACATCGTATTCACGAATGTTAAGGGACTCGTCGTTTATCCATACCGCGAATCTCGGACCTCTGCTGCTGCTAAAGCCGAAGGCGCAAGCACCGGCAAGGGCCAATTCAAACTAGCAAAACTCGATCTAGTCAAAGGTTGGCTCCAAATCGTCATCGATGTGACCGATGAAGTCACCTGTCTCACTGACATCGACCTCGGTGCCTATATCCTTGACAATATCGTCAACGATCTCACCGAAGACTGGGCCTCAGATTTAATCTATGGCGCAGGATCCGGTGATCACGTCAAAGGTCTCACCAGCGGCGCGACTACAACCGGCATCAGCTCCTATGCTGTTGGAAAAGAACTCGAAGCCGTCATCGCAGGTATTAAGCTCTGCAAGGGCAAGTACCGCAGAGGCGCCAAGATTTACTTGGCTCAAGACGTCTATGATGCCATCGCTTTCACCGTTGATGACAATGGAAACTTCAAGTATCCCGCCATCAACAACACTGTCGGCATTTCTGCCATCGGCGCAATCCGAGTGGAAATCGATGAGAACCTCCATGACGGAGACTTCGTCATCGCCAACGTCAGCAAATACTACAAGGCCAATCTTCTCCAAGGACTCAGCCTTGAAAGCGATAGGGATATCAACTCCCACGTCACAACCTACGTTGGTGCTCAGTATATCGCAGCCGCGCCATTCCCAGGTTCAGTAGTCTTCGGATCTAAGGCTTCCTAATAAAGGAGGACCTAGATCATGGGAAAAAACGTAGAACAAATCAATCGAATTCTTGCTGCCAAGGGTTCGAGTGCTGTCGCTACTTCGCTCCGTGACGGAGTCGCAAAGCTCGCCAAAGTCTATGACGATGTGGACGTCCCAGCGACAGTCCAAACGACAGGCGGTGCTCTCAAATATTGGGCAGACATCCTTGTGGGTGTTTGCCTCGCTACCATTGCTATTAAAGACTCAGTAGAAGAAACAGCAATCACCGATGCTACCATAACCCTTAAAACTGGTTCCGTGGTTGGCTCAGGGGACGCGGTGACTCCTACTGGTGGTAAGTATTCGCTCCCTGAGGGAACTTACAACTACAGCGTAGCTAAAGAAGGCTACGTCACGAAGACCGGAACCTTCAACATCACCGAAGCCAACGTCATCGCTGGCACAATCACCATTCAAATCGCGCTTGTGGCTTCCGAATAACCACAAGCTTATCCAATGAAAGGAGGTGGCCGTATGGCATCTCAAATACTCACAAATGAGGAAGTCCGCGAAGCTATCGATGTGGATCCAGACTATCCCGTCTCGAACCTTACCTCGCTAGCAGAAACGGCCACTTCCTTCATCAAGAACAAAACAGGCTACGATTTCTCGAAAGACCAGGTCATAGATCCAACAGCTAAAGCGTGCGCCAGACTTTATGTCCGCCAGATCCATTATGGAGCCGACGGATACAACAAGGAACATGACTACGCGCTGGGCATCGGATGCATGATCGAGGATCTCAAGGATATAGCCAGGACGAAGAAGGAAGGGTAAAAACATGGCCAATGGCTACGCATATCCTCTCAAAGATAGATCAGTGAGAATCTACTTCGTCAAAAATAAGGCCCAGCCACATGCCAAAACGACCGAGCGGATAAAATCCTATCTGCACCCGGCAGAAGCGTCCCTGAAGGCCTACGTGCGACAACTAGTAGCGAAGGAAGGGTTCGCCAGCGAGGCGCATCAAGACTCAAGCTACTACTTAGTAGTAATCAACTACAGACCAGGCGTGACCGTCGACTGCAATGTGGAGTTCCAGAACCTCACGATGAAGGTCACGGCGGTCGACAACTTCGAAGCCAGGAACAAAGAGCTCAAGCTCACCTGCAAAGTGATAAGTCCCGACGATGAGCCCACTAGGGTGGAAGGGAGGAAGTGGGAATGACAAAAGCCACAGATTACCTCGGATACCTCAATGAGAACATTCCGGCGCTTCTCTTAAAAGCAAAGCTGATCAACGGCGATGTGCTAGCTGAACCAGACCTCATAACCCAAGAGAAAAGAACGATGTTCTGGTCTCAGAGGGTAGAAACCCTGGAGGCCTCGAAGAAGCACACATTCGTAGTGTGGACGACAATAGCGCCCACTGATTACCTGGGCGGCGACGAAAAGCAATCCGTCAGAACAGCAGTCGCCTATATCTCAGTAATTACCAACAGGAAACCCTCCGATGAATCAGTGACAAAAGTCACCGGGAGAATCGAAGCTGAATTCCTAAATGCCGGATGGAGGTTCGAGTTCGTGAACCAAAGCCGGGATCCAAATGTGACGGAACGAACAACCCTAAGCTTCAGGGCTACCAAGAAGCTCAACTAGGAGGATATACACTATGTATGCTCAGCTAAGAATTTTCCCGATTACTGGCTTTGGAACCGACGGGAAGCCTACAATCACGACAGCATTCCCTCTCCTGGCGACTGCAGCGTCCGAACAAGAGATCAACAACATCTCCTGCAACCTCACGCCCAAAGTCGTGGAGAGAACCTACCAGGCGGATAACCGCGAGGAAAAGAATGAAGTCAAGAAGGGCTACGACGGAACTCTTGAGTTCTATGGAATCGACGCAGATGCGCTCAACGCAATCACTGTGAATGAAAAAGACACTGCCGGTAGGACAGTCCTCGAATCCAACGGAAACGGAGCCCCAAAGTGCGTGGTTTTCTACCACGGCAAAACCGAGAAGGGCAAGAAGTACAACATCTGGCTCTACAACGTGGAATTTGCGGATGCAGCTATCAACTCAGCACAAGAAGCTGAATCGCCAGCTGCGACATCGCTCTCGTTTTTTGCTTCATCGATTATTTACAGCTCCCACACTGTATTCGGCTTAATTGTCTATGAAGGACAGACCGGATACATCGCAGAAGGCACAGAACCAACCGCCGCCGGTATGGTCATGCCAACATTCAACTCATGATCGTAACCGAGTACAAGGGCAAGAAGCTATCAAACGCGGCCTCGTCACTCGTGATCTACTTTCCACGTTTAGCTGGGAAAGACGCTCTGACAGCCATCCAGAAGAATCCGGATAACCTCGACATACCAACTCTGATTCTGTTCTATGCCTCCTTCAGGATGGCAGGGGACCCAGAAGCTCGGAAGATGTCGGCGGAGGACATCATAAACGAGGTAGAAGTATTCAATCCAGATGAGACAAAAGGCTTCGTTGATATGCTCATGCCTTTACTCAATGAGACACACCCAAAAAAAAGGTAAAAGGGGAAGCGGCGGTCCAACCTTCCCCTAACACACGGGTGCGCTTTGAGATCATTTATTTATTCACAACGTTAGGCTTGCCTTTCGAGCTGTTGGATGAATGGTCTCTAGCGGACATCAACGCCTACGCAGACTATGCGCAAGCGAAGAACCCGAAGAAGGGTAGTGGATCAGGAAAATCCGGACCAACCTACACAGACAAAAACCTGGATAAGATGTTCAATAGAGGAGGTGTCCTATGAGCAATGATTGGAGCAAGGACTTCTATAAGATGTCCGACGACCTTAAAAGATGCGCGACAGAAAGCGTGGAGACCGTACTCAAGAGCCAAACCGAGAAGGTAAGAAACTATCTGCAGACACACACACCGATTGACACGGGCGAACTGGCGCAGTCCATCACTAAAGAACCCATACGCGGAAGCGTGACTAAAGTAGGCTTCACTATACGCTATGACGGCTACAATGAGCACGGCCAGGCCTTTCAAGTTATAGCCAATTCCCTAAACAGAGGCTACTTCATAGCAACGACAGGGAAGTATGTGGCGCCCAGGCATTTCTTAGATGAAGCAGTGTCGCTCCTCAGAGGAACCGACAACCTAATCAATGCCGAATGGAAGAAGAGACTAGCAGAAAGGAATATCAATTAATGGCAATCGAAATTGCGAGAGATCTCAAAGAGATTAAAGAAGAGCTAACGTCGACGAACGCGGCACTCAAAGAGAGCGCTAAGAACGCGGCGTCTTTACAGCGCTCTCTGAAACTAGATCCAAGCAATGCGACGCTCGTAAAAGCCTCCTACTCTGAACTCCAAAACCAAATCGCCCTATGCCAAAAGAAGATCTCTCTCTTAAGAGAAGAGCAGGCCAAGATGGTGGCAGCAAACGGACCAGATGCCAAACTCACTCCACAATATCAAAGACTAGAGGTCCAAATCGCCCAGGCGGAGGCCCAAGGAAAGAAGCTCAACGCTGAACTCAAGACAACCTCAAAAATCGACCTGAGCGCCCTAAAAAAGGGCTTTTCAACCATTCTCAAAACAGCGGCGGGAATAACTACCGCAATAATCGGAATCGGCGTAGCTTATGCCAAGACAGCGGATGAAATAGACAAATCGATCGCCAAGTTTGGCGGAACCGCGGAAGCATGGCAATACGCCCAGAACCAATGGAACCAACTGACCGGGGACGCCAGCGCCTATGAGACGGTGCTGTCAGCGGTTACCACAGTGCAGGGACAAGTCCAAAAGGAATCATCCAAGACAGGAAAAGTCCTCGAAATGCTAGGGCTTACTTTCGATGACCTAAAAGGGAAGTCATCGACAGAGGCCTTACAAATTTACATGGCAGCACTCGCTCAAATTGGCGACGAAGCCACCAGACAATCAATCGCGGTCGCTTTATTCGGCGAAACCGCTGGCATTTATATAGCGAACATGTGCTCAACAGGAGCAAGCGAAATAGATGAGTGGAACGATGCGCTCAAAGAAGCCGGGATCCTGACAAGCGAAGAAGTCGCAACAGGAGCAGCTCTCCAAGATACATTCGACTATTTGAAGCAAACCATCATCAAGCTCGTGGCCACAGTAGGCAAAAACCTCACCCCGACCATCGAGGTGTTCGTGAACCTAATCAAATCAGGGGCTAACTTGCTCGGAATGCTTTCCCAGGGTCTCATAGCCATAGGACCCGCAGGAACCATAGCTCTCGGCGTTTTCATTGCGATGATTGCCGCGTTGCCCTCGCTGATCATGATGCTCAACGCCTTAAACGTGTCGACAGGTAACATGGTACTCGCGGCGCTAGGATACGCCGCATTAGCTGCCGCCACTGGAATAGCGATAGGCTTCATGGCTGGAAATGGCGGATACAGTAGCGACACAAAGCAATATGTCAATCAGGCTAATGGCGGGGGTATTTTGCAAGAGGGAAGCGACATCGCTAGCACCAATTCAGGAGCAGCCGCTGCATCGACCACAAACAACACAACCAACGAAAGCAAGAGCTACAACGACAACTCCACAAATAATTACTACATCTCAAGCGAGACAGACGTGGACACTGTCATCGAAGAGATCACAAACCGCAGAAGAGCGCTAGTAGGAGGGAAATAACCATGAACGGTGAGACAACCATACTAATAGCCGATAGCGTGGTGGAGACCATCCTATTCGACGTCATATACACCGATACCAGCGCACAGGTCAAAAAGAACAACGAGCCCGTTCGACCCTCGTGCGATTTTCTGCTCATGCCTTCGGGCCTGGGGTTTCAACAACAGCTAGATATCGTCGACGGGGATACCATCGACTACGTAGTTCAACAAACAATCAAGAAGAAGGACATCAAGTTGTCGATCCTTTGGAGAGGAAAAAACGCGTACGCGAAATACAGAGATTTCTCGGTATGGGTAGCGACGTACTTCGACCTAACGACTTATCACATCAGGTTCAGCTACGAAATAGGTGGGACCCGAAGATATGTGGAAGTTGCGGCGACAAACCTCGAACTCAGCGGAAGAGAGGGTAATGTGGTCAGAGCAGACTTAACCATGAAACCCCTGACCCCATTCTACGAGGAGACCGTCACCTCATTTATCGTGAACGACACCAACACAGGCAAGATCTACAACTACGTCTATCCATTTAGCTATGGCGGAGGCGCCTACTCAGGGAGCAATTTAATTAAGAACGAATATATCAAATCCCTCCCGCTGCGAATAGTCCTCAAAGGACCGATCGCGGTGCCTTATGTGTCAATTAGCAAGATTAACGAAGACGGAGAGGTAGACAGCACGCCTTATGGCAGAGTTCAATTCGCGACGGGTATAAGCCTCACCGAGAATGACACCATCACGATTGATGCCTTCAACAACAAGATCTACTTAACATCAATTAATCCATCGACGAACGCGGTCACAATAACCGACCTATTTAATTCGGTGGACAAAACATACGACGCCTTTCTATTCGCCAAATCCGGAAGCTCGCGAATCGCTGCAACGCTAGACGATAGCGATGCGGAATGCATGGTCTATTTTGTGAGGTATGTACTATGAGCTACATATGCCTCTATGACAGCGCCTTCACGGCTCTGGGTAAATGGACTCAGCATATAGCAAAGAACTGGCAGCTCAAGCGCCAGGCTCTAGACGCAGATGAGTTCACAGCAACATGCCAAGGCTGGCAGCAAAGCAAAGACGCATGCTTCGTCGGGCTCCACAGCGAGACCGGAGCGCTCGAATATGTAGCCTTTTGCGGGCTTCCAACAACCAAAAACGGACTCACGACGGTGAGCGGAACCGACACCAGACTCATATTCGATCAAAAGGTAAAGGTCGCCTATGACAAGCAGGTTCAGGGTGGAGGGTTCGCCATCACGAGCATCTCTACCTTATTCCAATATCTACTCCAGACGGTATTCGAAGATCTAGGGATAAGCCTCGGGGTAACCTATGACATCGACGTGAGCGATACAACTCTCGTGGAGACTTGGAACGACGGAGAAGCAGTCGATAGATCCACTGATTATCGTAACGTCTATGAAGAGCTTCAAAGGTTCTGCAATGTTTACGATTGCGTCCTAATGACGACGTGGTCGGTGAATATCCTGACAAACAAATACAAGCTGACATTCCGGGTCCAAAGAATCTATCAGACCGTGAATGTTAAGCTCAGCGACTATGATGTGTTTATGAAGCTCACTCAGAACATCGTAAACAGAGCAATCGCAACCAACGGAATAACCTCTGTGACGTATTATCTTTACAACGACAACACCGTCAGCTCGACGTACGCAGCAAGCAAGGTTTTATTCCCTCCCAAGATCACAACAATCTACAAAGAAATAAGCGATGACACGACAGCGGAAGAAGCGCTGGCAGAGGCAGAGGCCGAAGCCATCAAGACGCTGAACGCGAACCGATACAAAGACAAAGTCACCATCAACCTCAAATCGAAATTGGGAAGTACACTGCAAAATGTGGATTTTACATACTTTGCGGACGTCAGCGAATACAATCCAGCTGACGCCTCATCGGTAAAGAGGCTCCCGGTCTACTCCATCCAGACGGACTCGTCAGGAGCGAAGAAGATCGTTCTAGGAAGACTCTCAGACTACTGGTTCATGGACGAATAAACGAAAGGAGACAAAGCCATGGCACTAACACTAATCAGAAAAAACAACAGCGATCCAGTGACCGCCTATCAAGACGCCGCAATGTGGTACATGATGCTCGGCGATGGCTTTTTTCACGGGGTCTACCAATCGATGAATCCAACAAAGAGTGGAGATACTCTATCCATATCATCGGGAATGCTCCTATACGGTGGAAGGCAAATCGAGATCAGCAATGGAACAACATACACAATCGACCTCACAGGGATGACCGGGACGGTCTATATCATGCTTCAAGTCACGATCGGCAATGATGACAGCAACAGCACAGTCACCATTTATGCTGGATCCAGCAACACGACGACTTCAAATGGGCCAATATCTGGAGCAGGGACGTTCAGAACGGCGCTGTGGAAGATAGACATGTCCACCGGAGAGATCACAACCATCTTCAGCGTGCTAAGAGCAGGAGAGGCCAAACGCGCAAACAACCTACTCAGCAACGGCTATATTTCCGGGGTGCACTTTTCAACCATATTCCTCAGTGACATGAGCGGCGTTAAGTATGCCCGAAACTGTGACAAGGCAGCGGAAGCCAGAGGGTTCATCGGAGGAGACAAGAACAAAGTCAGCTCCAACCTCTACATGCCAAACCGAGGTGTTTATTTGATGCAAGAAGGCGTGCTCATCAGCACATCTGAGAGCGTAACACTCGTACCAGGTTCTGATACCTCGTTTAACTTCCCGAATAGCGCGACCCTCTCTTCAGCAGAGGGAATCATCTCTGTGGTGCTCAATACGACTGTAATAGACAACGGAGGCTACTGGGCGGAGAGGGGCTATACCTTTAAATGTCTCGGAACCCTCGAGTTCTCAATAAATATACCAAGCAGGAAAGTGACGATCCGAAACACCGGAACATCCAACTACACATTCCCGAATGGAATACAGATGTCATGCCACTGCTATGGAGGAGCGGTTTAATCTATGAACAGCCTTCGCATCATCAACAAAAAAGAAGAAAAGGTGCTCTCATCAACAGACTGCGCTCTTTTCTACCTTGGAAGGGGCAACGACAACTCGAGTGCAGAGGGCAAACCAACTGGAATAGTAAACTCATCATATACGACGCCATTCGCCCTTGTTTTTGATAATGCGAATCTCAAAGTTTACCTCAATCCTGGCATCGCTCAGATCTATGGACGGCAGATAGAACTAAACGCCCAGATGGAAGCCTACGATTTTCACGCCACCGCTCTGGCAGCGCGAATTTACTGCAACATCTACCTCGAGCTTAATCTCGAGGACAGCGTCAATCAGAAGGTGACCCTGAAGATGAGCCTTAACGGAGGGAACTATAAGAACTTCTTCACAAACGGCATCCAGGACAACCTCCAGAAGCTGGGACATGGAGTCTATCAGGCGCCCCTCAATCATTTTATTTATACACCTGGCGAAGAAGAGCCCTTCAGCGACGAAGGCTTCGATATGGTCATACTCGATGGCGAGTGCCGACAAAGCACTAGAAGCCTAGATGACGAATCACTAATAAACGATGTACCCGTGCCAACACTGGGAACCGTAGAAGACGGAATATTTAAATTCGAACATGCCGATAATTCAAACGGAATAGCGTGGTACGAGAGCTCTGATAAAAAAGAGACAAGTCCAGGCTACAGCGTGGCCGACGGAACTGAGAGAATCGGCCTAGGAGAAGGATCAACTTCAATTGACAGCCAAATATCCGGACTCCAAACGGTCGCAAGAATTAAGCTCTGCAACATCACTAATTTATTTGGAATGGAATCATGCGATATCCGGGTGCGGCTATCAATCGACTGGGCTCATATTCAGGCAATCAGACTGTGGTTCAAGAACCCAAACTTCAAATGCCGGGGGAAATACCGAGGGAGCAAGACCTCCACACTGGGAATCCCCGGCTGGATAAACCAGATTATCTGCGATACAGACATCAACGCCGAAGACAACGGCGGAGAATACCGCGATAAAGTATTCATCCATGATTACTGGCTCCAGTTCAATGAAGGGGCTAACGGAACCCAGCCGTTGTACCTTAACGGGGACTTCCATCATGAAGGCTACAGCAAGAGCTACCTCACACTCCAAAGCGCCAGAGGAGACAACAACTACATCGACGTCACCGGCATACCGCTAGGGTCTTACATCAGAGGAACTCACACTTACGCGACGATCCAGATAACAAAGGAAAGTGCGACGAGAGGAATGTTCCGAGTAAAGGGAGAACCGGGAACGGGAGACCTGAGCTGGTGGATCGCATTCCTAGACTGGGGATACTACAACTACTTCTCTCTGGACTCGGTGGAAAGAGCCGGGGGCGAGGTATGGGCGGACTTCATCTACAAAGGCAATGTCGACCTGACATAAGGAGGAAAAAAAAAGCATGAGGCTAATAGAAAAGAAAAACGACTCAATAGGAACGACCGTAGACAACGGTGCAGTCCTAAATCGAGCCGCAGTATCCGGAAAGAATGGAGCCCTCTATGGGTTCGAAATCACAAATACCAATGGATCAGTGAGAGCAAGCAAGGGACGACTCATAGTTGGCGGTTTTACTTTTGAAACGCTCGAGACTGAAGAACTGTTCGATATCACCTCGTTCACAGCGACAACCACTGATCCTTATATCATCTACCTTCAGATTACCTTTGACGCGACGACCAGGGACGCGACCTACACAATAAGCGCTCTAGCCAGCAATACCACTGTGACCAAAACGGCCATATGGGAAAACCAAAGCGGGACTTATCACTTCGCACTCGCGAAATTTGTCAAGAGCGAAGGAACCATCACGAGCTTCGTCAGCCTCGTGAGCCAAATCGATGTGAGCAGCGGAGCCTCAGTAGGATCCCAGATAGTGGTGCCCCAGCCTACGCTTATGGTGGGTAACAACAAAGCCGGAACTTCAGGCGTCAGCACGATGTACAACGGCTGGCTATTCATCGGAAACAGGAGCGATTTCCTAACGCTCAGCCAAAGCTACAAAGTCAAGTTTGTCATGTTCCGGAGACTCCAAAAAGGACGCTACAGAAGAGCGACAAATTTCTGGACGCACAAGACCCACTGGTGCGAGGTAACCACAGCACCTGGATGGAATGAACTAGTCGTCTGGAATAAGATATCCGTTAATTTTTCAGAACTTACCGAAGCGCAAATTTATAGCCAGGGAACTTACTCGGGTGTCATCGATACCGTGGCTAACCTTATAAGTGCCTTTTTCTACGAGCTCACCAACGGCGTCCGAAGCGCGGTGACTATAAACTCACCCATCACACACATCAGGGCGACACGATCCAAATCGACAGGCAAGGACTTAAGCTCAGGGAAACGATGGAAGTACAACTACATAGAAATCGCCTACAAGGCCAGGGTCTATGACGTGCAAACAGGACAGTTCCTCGGGGAGAGCGCAATGAGCAATCCTATAATCATCGCAGTCACCGGCAAAGGACAAGATGGCAGAACCATCTCATCCATGGGTGATCTGTTCCGAATCCGGACACTCTAAAGGGTAGCAGCAGCTCCCTTCCAAAGGTTCCACCCTTGCTCTATCATGGCGCTTAGTAATAAGCGGCTCAATGGTCGGTCGGAAAACGAGAGCGATATCCTCTGACTCTATCATGGCAGGAGGTGGAGCCGTTGGAAGGGAACTGACAAATACACAAATCCATATAACCAAAGAAAAGGAGGGAAGAATATGGTACAAACACTGAAAATCGCCATCCATAGCAACGGAAGACTCCAGATAATCGGAGCCGACCAAAGCGGCGAGCTCGGTTATGAGTTAGAATCAGGCGCGACTAAGGTCCGCTTTATCTTGCCGACCGAGGAATATGGACATCATCACTTCATCGAGTGCTTGACTCCGATGGGAGACGCTCTCTCCTCACAAGAACTCACCGAGAGCACCGATGCAACAGACAACAGCCACTATATCGAGGTGACCGTTGGATCCAGGCTTCTCAATCAGCCAGGGTGCTACTACTTCCAATATGTAGGCAAAAGCACTGACACAACGCCTGTTCTCACCAAGAGTGGGATGATAAAATTGATTCTCAACGGAGCGATCAACGCCATCACATCCGTCAGCGAGGCTGGAGCAGACGAAGTGAACTACATCCTGAACAAGCTGAACCAAATCGAGGGCACCATTGGCAGCGCCGGAGAAGCGCTCTCAACGGCCAACCGCGCCCTAACCACGGCTAGCAACGAAGTCGAGAGAGCCACCAGACGTGAGGATGGCCTCCAGAGCCAAATTGACGCCCTAGTCGGAAACCCGACGGGAATCTGGCTCGGGGTTATGTTTAACGGCAAAGAAACCAAAGGCACACACATCGGAACCTGCGCAGGTTTCCGCAGCGGCGTAAACGGTGGATCAAACGATTTCGATAGAGCTCCAATCTTTAAAGACCTTCAGATGATCACCAAATCCAATGGCGAAAAATATGTCCGCATTCCTAAGTTCTTTATCAGACACTGGGACAATAGCGCTGAAGGATATACTGCAGGAGATGCCGGGTGGTGGGAAGCCTTCGCTATTTCGGAAACAAAAATAAGCAATGATTGGCTCTGTCCTATTGGCTTTCTAAATGCGAGCAAGGTCGAAATGAATTACTTCGAAATTGGCGCCTATAAGGCAAGTCTGAGCGGAGATGGAACTCATCTATTGAGCAAGAGCGGGAGCATCCCAAAGACCCTTATTAGCCTTGAAGATGCAAGACCACTTGGCCTCGCCAATCCCAACGGAGCGCACCTCTGCGAACTCCGCAAAAGAGAAGTCGTCGAGATACTCTATATGATTGAATTCGCAACGCGGGATACCCAGAACGATGGGCCATTCCAAGGTGTGACATTTGCCTTGTCTTTGTATCCATCAGATGAGGCTAGTCTAAATACCTCTGACACCAACGATATCATCGTTTCATTAGCATCATTGGGCCTAACCCAAGAAGAAGTCGAAAGCAAAATCAAGTCAAATCAGCATTGCTTCATCGTCGACGAAAATGACAATGACTCAAAACTAGGAGAAGCCGACCGAACTATCACAGCCCTCACCTTCATTACACTAGGTGATGAGGACTGCGTGAAAGTCACCGTAAATGGATCTAGCTTTGACGCAACAGGAGAGGATGGAACATATCCGTGCCTTAAGAACTTCTCTGATATAACTGGGCAGACAGACGGTCTGTCAGGCTCATCCAGGGAAAGTCCTTCCTCCGCCTATGGACAGGGGACTAGACACTTCTGTTACAGAGGCATCGAGGACTTCTTCGGAGTCTACACCGAATGGGGAGATGGTCGTTTTATCAAACACTACCTCGCTTCCGGAGCGCAGACTGCCCCAATTTACGATGACATCATGGAATGCTTTAATCCAGCAAACTACGATACCTGCAACGTCGCTAAAGGAACCACTGGATCAGACTATGTTCCAACCTTTAGTGGATGCGAGAAAATCACGACTGCCGACATCGGAAACTACCCGCTCTCATTTAAGAGCTTAGCGAGCTATCCAGGCGCGTTCCTACCAGCCGTAGAAGGCGGAGATGGAGCGAGCGGATATGCAGACTATATGGGAGGCTACTTCTTGAGAAGGACCTACAACCAGTCAGCGGCTTATATCAGTGCGTTTGCGTTCTGCTGCGGTGGCGACTGCTACGGCGAGTCTAGCGGTGGCCCGTTCTGCGTGCGTATGAGCTACTCGTCGATTGCCAACAGCAGCTACGGGTTCCGCCTTTGTGTAAATCCTTCCTAGCGAAGCACAAAGTGCGAGCTCCAAACTAATAATAAAAATTAAGGGTGCGCCTTTGTCAGGAAGCGTGGTCATGTTGCGTTTTAGCGTATGCGTTCTGCTGCGGTGGCAACTGCAACAACGAGTCTAACGGTGGCCCGTTCTACGTGAATATGAGCAACTCGACGATTGCCAACAGCAACTACGGGTTCCGCCTTTGTGAAAAATATGACAAAGCCATCCCCAGCGAAAGCGAAAATCAGCAATGGAAGGGGGAGACTAGTAGCCCCATCGTCGAAAGTCTCCTAAAGCTAACACAAAATGAAAAGAACAGGTCATCTCCTAGAAAAAATAGCCTCGCTTGATAACATCTGGCTAGCTATTAAAAAGGTAAGCGAACGCAAGCGTGACAGAAAAGAGGTTCAGAGCATACTCGGAAGCATAGACACCTATGCCAAAAAGATACGTGAACTGCTTCTAACTGAATCCTTCCGAAATGGTCACTACGGTGAGATGACCATCCATGAGAAAACGAGCGGGAAGACAAGGCTAATTCATAAGCCCCCAATCTATCCAGACCAGATCATCCACTGGGCAGTGATGCTCCAAATATCGCCGATTATTATGAAGGGCCTCGATCATTTCTCCTGTGGAAGCATTCCGAAAAGAGGCGAACGGTTCGTAAGAGAGACTCTCAAAGCAAATCTCAAAAAGGCCAAGGGGCCAATTGTCTTCCTAAAGTATGATATTCATCATTACTATCAATCGATAGACCACCAGAGACTTCTCGAGAAGCTCCAAAAAAGAATCAAAGACCCAAAAGCTCTGAGCCTATTAAAGGAAATAATCGGGGCAACCAAAGAGGGACTGCCGATAGGAGCCTACGCCAGTCAATGGCTAGCTAACTTCTACCTAGAAGACCTTGATCGTTATACCAGACAAACCCTAAAGACCAAAGCCATGTGGAGATATGTCGATGACGTTGTCATCCTCGGAGACTCGAAAGAAGAACTGAGGAAAAAACAAAAGCTAATTGAAGCCTTTCTAAATCAAGAAGGACTCCAGATAAAACCGAACTGGATAATCGCCGAGCTCGACAAGACTGACATCGACTTTGTAGGGTATCGCTTCCATAAAAGTGGAAAGCTCAGCATCAGAAAGAGGGTGTGGAAGAACGCCCGGAGGAAACTGCTTCGCGTAATCATACATGGAGCAAACCCAAAAAGAGCACGATCGGTGATGGCCTACAACAGCTACATCCGAAACGCCGATTCCTACTTCATATTAAACAATTACTATCCGAGGCTTAAGTTTAACGGCCTCAGGTCGCTCATAGCACAAGGAGGACAACAACTATGAAGACATTCAAAACAGTGGGAGCCGTTGCTCCTACTAATCTCATCCGAGTGGGCAACACCTATGTGGACGTTATTAGCGACATCCACGTTAAGGCCAGAACACATCACACCCCTGAGGGAGATCCCGACTCCTATGAGTATACGGTCACTCGCTATACCACACCGGAATACCTCGAGAGGGTAAGCCGGGACAGCGAGAACCAGGCGGAAGCCATCGCTGAACTCAGCAACATCGTGCTAGGAGGAAGCTAACCATGGCAGCAGTAAAATACGAAGCCATCGCTAAGAACTATGCGAGACTCGTCAGAGAAGGAAAGCTAACCCTCGAGAAGATCCCAAATGTGATCGTGAGAGAACGCGTCCGGGAATTGCTAGCTGAAGAAAAACAATCTAGCAACTAAAACAGTGAAGCAGCACCTCCTGGGTAACGGGGCGAAAACCAATACACAGAAAGGAGGAAAAAGTCATGGACGAAAACATCATTAGCCAAATTTCGGGCTTTTTGTCAGAGTGGGGCTTCTGGCAGCTTATCGCCATCGCGCTCATCACACTCCTCACATTAGTTCTCAAGATACCCATCAAGAGAGCAGCCGAAAAATACCAAGCCAAAAAGAAAATTGACAAAAGCGTGATCACCTGGACAATCAGCCTGATCCCGTTCGTGTTAGCTTTCGCTGCGGCGCTGGTACTCGACTTATGGGAGCGCTCATGGAACGTGAACACAATCGAATGGCCAAGCGTGGTCAAACAAGCAAGCGTTCTGGGCGGAGCCAGCATAGGTATATTTGAAGCCATCAAGAAGTGGGCCCAGGCATCCACCGCAAAAAAGACATCCGAAAAGGTAGCCGTCGCAGCCATAACTGGCGAGACGGACCCTAAGGCCATCGAAGAAAAGATCGTAGAAATCAACCCATTAGCTGCGTCAAAAAAAGCCGACTCAGCAAAGGGCGAGCCCACCAAGAAAATCTGGTGAAGTTGAAGGACAAACTTCATAAGACCTGGACGCTCCGCGTTCGCAGAGGATCATTCCTGTGGAGAATAAGGAGGCTATGGTGGTCACGCTGGTACAAAAGGCACCCCCCTAAGGTAAAAGCCCAGGAGGAAGCCAAGCTGAAGAGTGACAATACGATCGATATCATTCGCTGGCCCTAATTCGAATTAGCAAGAAAGCCCTCGCGAAAGCCGGGGCTTTTTTTAACGCGCTCTTGCAAGAAAATCACAGCAGTGTATAATAAACAACAGCATCAGGCTGAAAGAGCAGAGACTCTCGCCTGTAAGAAGCGACGCCGTATGTTGCGCTTAAGCATACAAAAGCGCCCCCATAGTTAGCGTTAAGCGCTCCGGATGGAATGGCTGACTCAGCAGGGGCAACCGGCTCCCTTGGAACAACAGATTCGATAGGATCCCCTGTCGAATTTTTTATTTTGTAGACGATGACGATGCGGTCGGGATAGAGGATGACGCGCTCGATGAGAGCACCTATAAGCCTGGATAAATCCTTCCCGCTTTTTTGTTTGATGGATAGGCAATAAGACTCAGCTGACTTCCTGACGGTATTCTCGACCAACAAAATAGACGGAAGCTCGCACTGGGCAAGCAGGTCCTTCATCTCCGAGATTTTGGTGTCAAGCTCAGAGGAGCGAACCACGAACACATCCTTTTCAATTTTGGAGTCTAAATAAACATCCAGAAGCCGGGTCTTTTTCATTTCGAGAGAGGCTAGCTCTTTTTTTAGCTTGCCAGCATCAGAGGACTTGGCGCGCTCTTTGAGGCGAGCATTAAGCGAATCGATGACATGAGGTACGATGGATCCCTTGACGAGATCGTGCTCCAGAGCGGACAGCACGAAAGACTCGATGGCCTCCTTATCGACCACAGAAGCGTCGCACTTCCCCTGGGTGCTGTTGGTGCAGCGATACCGCCGATAGATCTTCCCGTTTCTACCGTGCGAGCAATGGCCGCTGAAATGGCCGCCGCAGAGCCCGCAATAGAGAAGTCCGGTCAAGAGGTAGTCCTCGACCCTATGACGCCTGATCGAAGGGTTTCTGTGCCCCTGGAGGCGCGCGTTAGCTGCGGTCCACAGCTCGAAGTCGACGATGGGCTCTGCGCAATTAGCGCAGGCGAGCTCACCAGCGAAAGTATAGGAACCATAATAGATGGTGTTTTTTACGATTTTTGAAAGAGATACATACTGAAGAGGAGCGCCGCGAGAACCGCGGATACTGCGGCTAGCTAAGTCGCGAGAGATAGAAGCTAGCGATTCACCGGAGCCGACGCGAGAAAAAATCTCACGAACGACAATAGCCTCCAACTGATTAATCACAAAGCGGCCCTCAGCGATGTCATAGCCAAGAGGGCGATTCGCACAGCAGAGGCCCTTTCGAGCCCGAGCGCGAAGACCCTTCATAGTCTCTCTGGCCAGATTTTTAGAATAGTACTCAGCCATGGACTCAAGCATGCCCTCCAGGATGATGGACTCTGGAGAATCATCGAGGCGCTCGACGACGGAGCGAATGGAGACGCCATTCCCTTTAAGCAATTTCCGATAGACGGCGAAGTCATAGCGATCGCGGGAGAAGCGGTCCAACTTATGGACGACGACCAAATCAAAGGCGTGAAGTTTTGAATCGGAAATCATCCTCTGGAAGTTCTCGCGCTCGGCATTGGTCCCCGATCGAGCCTCATCGACATACTCCCCAACAAGCTCGATGCCCTCCTGTTTGCAGTAAGCCTGGATAGCCGAGCGCTGGGCCTCGATGGAGAACCCGTCCCGCTGCATATCCGAGGAGAACCGACAGTAAGCGACGGCCCTCATATGGGGAGCACCTCCCACGAGACCGTGAGCGCATTATACGAACACTCGAAATCTTTATAAGAGGAAACGGGCATGACATACCCGGAGCCGAACTCGACGGCAGCGGTCACATCCGGATAGCCAGGAACGGAGGCTAACTGAGACATGGATCGCTCCCACAGTGCGGCAAGGCGCGACTCATCAAAGTCGACTGAGACCTGGAACGAGTCCGATCCAGGAAATAGAGTAATCGTGCAATACCCCTCGGGGAAAAGGAAAAAGTCCGCCTCGAGAGGATCATCACTTATTGATCCAGGCAGCGTGCCAGAGATAGCGACAGAGTCCCCAAAGCGGGAGACCCCGTCATGAGCATAAACCGAAAGAACAGATCCATGATTGATCCTGACCCCAGAAGAGGAGCAGGAGCACAGAACCGCGGTGATGGCGACCATCACAAATAAAGGCTTTTTCATTTATCGGGATCCTTGTATTTTTTAGCGATGGAATCAACGACAGAGCGAACTGCCCGGATGTCCTCGGCGCTCATCTTGGAATCGACGAGGCCAAACATGACCCAATAAAGGTCCCAGTCCCGGTCAGAGATTGAAGAGTGGTCATTGACCTGCTCGACCATATCATCGAAATGGCCGTAGACCAGAGCGGACAGAGCCTCGTTAAAGGGGCCTTTATATTTAATGGCGTCAGAACCTAAGAGTTTATAGGGATCCACGCGAAGCACCTCAGAGAAGCGCTTCGCCATGGTGAGGGTTAGACGAACTTGTCCAAGCTCGACTTCAGAGATGTAAGAACGGGCGCAACCAGCGCGCTCAGCGAGGGTAATCTGGGAAATCCCAGTGGGCATACGGAACTTTTTAAGATTATTCATAACTAAACCTCCTGGAAGCATTATAACAAAATAAATGTAATCTACCCATTAAAAAGTAGGCATTTTTATATAAATTTGATTGACACCCAGTAAAATACCGACATAGAATGTAGACAACGGGTTATAGGAGGCCCCCAATATGGCGAAAGACAGAAGATGGTTCGCGAAGGACCTAGAAAAGGCTAAGAGCCTAATCGAGGAAGCAAAAAGCCTACTCGAGGATCTCAAAGATCAAGCGCAGGAAAAATACGATAACCTCCCGGAGAACTTCCAGAATAACGAACAGGGCGAAAAGCTGCAGGCGAGAGCAGACGCCTTCGAGGAAGCGGAAAGCTCGCTAGAGGATATAACCTCGAACTTAGAGGAGGTCGAATAATGTCAGTTAGATGGAACTGGAAGCGGAAGATGGGATCCTTCACAGCGAAGAACCACCGCGGCCAAAAATACGCAATCAACTTATACGCGGGCAACTGCCTGGCTGTTCTGCTTTATGAATATAAAGGCACAGATGGCAAAGACATGTATGAATTTCATGGCTTTTTCGACGACGCCATCCACATAAAGAGATGCCTCGGACTCCTCAAACGCATAGGCGGAGAAAAGGAAAATTTATACAAGGACGTAATCAAGTGGAAGCTCAATAGCTACTACCCAGAATCGATGACGATCGCCAGAGCGGTCGCAAAGAGTGGAGGCAAGGTCGAGCTGTACTACAAAGAACCAAAAGAATAGCCCAGAAGGAGGGAAAAAGATGAAAGCAAAAATGAAAGTAGAGGCCACCCGAGTAAAGGCCATCATGTGCGAGATGAAAATCGACGCCAAGACGATGGCGGTGCGGCTAGGCGTGACAACCGCGAGCTTTTACAACAAGTTAAGCGGCGCGTCGAACTGGACGCTCAGGGACATCATCGCGATCAAGGAAATGAGCGGTCATACGTTCGACTACATATTCGGCCTGGCTGAATACTGAAACTTTTTTTACACTTTTTACCCAGTAAAAAGCCGACAAGGGAGGAGGGCGAAAAAGAATGAACCCCAACTACATAATCGAGATAACAGAGGCAGAAGCCCACAAACTGCTCACAGACTTCCGCGAGGTTTTCGTGGGAGAGGCGAGACCCTGGGGAGGCTTATTCATCTATCAGACAACGGTCAGAGGGCATCCTCGCCAGACGAGATGGATCGCAATAGACGACTCAGACGGCCACTGCTACATGAAAGAATTTCGCAAGAGGGAAGGAGCATACCAATGGCTACTAAATCCAGCAGGTCCAAAGACGGTTCGAATGTAGCAATAGCGGATTTCTTCCTAGACGAGATAGTCCTTCCGTTTTTAGCAAAGGAGGCAGCGCAATGTACGAAAAGCTCCACCAGACGAACTTCTACAGCGACCAAGACGAAAGAGCCGCGCTGATCGATTGGCTCCAGGAGCGGTATCCCTATCCAAGGCCGACCTGGTCGAGGAAGACTACCCCGCAGCTTTGGGCCATCTACTGGAGGACGCTGAACCCTCCCGAGCCCCGGCACCCGAGAGAACCAAAAGAGGATCGCGACGTGTTCCTCACGCCCGAAGACGAGGGCTACAAACCAGCTCGATACAGAGAGAACGGGGTGGATTACATCCTGGCCGACTCTGGCGAATACATCGAGGAAGAAAACTAAGAAAGGAGGAAGAGCATGAACCCTATAGAAATTCATGTCGTCATATCCCTGGACGAAAAAACAGGGACGCTGATCCAAGCGCTAATCAACTGCGCAGCGAAAGCCGCGGTAGCGCAAGTAGTGGAAGAGCCTCTGAAGGCCCCAGAAGCCACCGGAGCACCAAAGACGGGTAAAAGCCCAGACTCAGCACAAACGAGCCCACAAAAGCCCGCGAGCGATGAAGAGGGCACGATCCCGGAGGCCGAAACACCAAGCGTGAATCTCGAGAGCTTCCTAAACGAGGCGCCGACGAAACCCGCAGAAGAAGTTAAGCCGATCACCGACGTCGAAGCGCGACAGGCAATCAACAAGGCGAGGGAGCGAGGCGTGAGCAACGCCCAGATGAAAGCGCTTCTGAGCGAGTACGGCGCCACTAAAGTCACCGACCTCGCCGGAGCCAAGCTCACAGAGTTCCTCAACAAGATCGAGAAGCTCAAACCGGAGGGCAAGTAAGATGCCTGAAATCCACGCGAGGCTAAGCGCCAGCGGAGCAAAGAGGTGGATGACCTGCCCGAAATCGGTGGCCCTGGAAGAAACGATTCCAGAGACAGACACCGAATACAGCATGGAGGGAACCGAGGCACACGCCCTCGCTGAGAAACTCCTAGCCATCTTTAAAAAAGAAGGCAGGCGGGAATTCAGCCAAGAAGAGCTAGGGGACAACCGAGACATGATCCTAGCCGTCACCGACTACCTCGACTACATCTACGAACTATACGATGGGCTGGCACTCCAGAACAAAGATGTGGCCATCTATATCGAACAGCGAGTGGATTTCTCCCATTACGTGAAGGAGGGCTTCGGGACCTGCGACTGCATCATCATCGCCGGAGAAACTCTCCACATCATCGACTACAAACACGGCAAAGGCGTGAGGGTCTACTGCAAGAACAACCCCCAGCCAAGGCTATACGGCTTAGGAGCCCTGGAGATGTTCGAATGGGAATACCCAATCAAATGGGTCAACACCCACATAGTCCAGCCGAGGATGGACTGGGCAGACACAGAGAATCTGAGCGCGGCGTTCCTCAAAGAGTGGGGCGAAGACGAAGTCAAACCAAAAGCCGACCTGGCATGGGAAGACAAAGGAGACTTCGTGCCAAGCGACGCCTGCCAGTTCTGCAAAGCCAAGCCGATATGCCGGGCGAGAGCCCAAAAGAGCCTGTCCATTATCCAAGACATTATAAGGAGGAAGTAAATGGAACAGATCAAATCAGCAGAACTCCCAGAAGCTGGGACGTTGCAAAAAGAGGAAATCGAGCAGCTACTGCCTGAGCTCGATGGACTAATCTCCTGGGCCAAAGGCGTCCAGGACTATGCGCTGCAGAAAGCGCTGGCCGGAGAGAAATACAACGGCTACAAAGTGGTCGAGGGCAGAGCCACAAAGAAGTGGACCGACCCCGACGCGGTGCTCAAGACCGTCACCGAGAAGACATCTGTCGCAGAAGCGATGATGTTCAAGCCTCGCGAGATGATCAGCGTGAGCGACACCGAGAAACTGCTCGGGAGAGTGCAATTCAAAGCGCTTCTCGAGAGCTTCGTGGACAAGGGCACTGGCAAGCCAACCCTCGTACCTGACTCTGACAAGAGACCAGAATACGGAACCACGGCGGCCACAAATGACTTCATGGAGGTAATTAACAAATGAGTCAACAACCAGCAAAGAACCCAGCGACCGAAACCAAGGTCTTAATCAAGAACGTGACGCTCAGCTACGTCCATGTCCTAAAACCTTTTGCAGGCGACAACGGCGGAGAGGCCAAGTACTCCTGCGTGCTCATCATCCCAAAGGCCGACAAAGATACGATCGGAGCCCTCAAGGTGGCCATCAGAGCAGCCTATGACAAAGGCACCACTGAGAAGTGGCAGGGCAAAGCCCCAGCTCTCAGCACGATCCACCAACCCGTCCGCGACGGCGACAAGGAAAGACCCGACGACGAAGTCTTCAAAGACTGCTACTTTATGAACGCCAGCTCGAAGATGAGACCAGGCGTCATCGACACCAACAGACGCGACCTCGCCGAACCAGGCCTCGAAGAGGAAGTCTACTCGGGAATGAAAGCCCACGTCAGTGTGAACTTCTTCGCCTACGACGCCAAAGGGAACCGCGGGATCGCATGCGGGCTAAACAACATCTGCAAGTGCGGCGACGGAACCTTCCTAGGTGGAAGATCCTCAGCTGAAAGCGACTTCGACTCCTTGCTAGGAACCGAAGAGAACAAAGCGGGAGACATACCAGACGATGACTTCCCACTCTAAGCTGCACATCGACTTAGAAACCTACGGAAGCTTAGACCTCGTTGCATGCGGGGTCTACGCCTACGCGGCGAGCGAGGACTTCGAAGTCCTGCTCCTCGGGTACGCCTATGACGAAGACCCGGTACAGCAGATAGATCTGGCTAATGGCGAAGAGATACCAGAAGAGCTGTTCCAGGACATAGTGGGCACAAAAATCAGCAAGATAACGCACAACGCCAGCTTCGAAAGAGTGTGCCTGAGCTACTGGTTCAGGAAGCAGAAGAAGATGAGCGATCAATGGATCGATCCAAAGAACTGGCACTGCACCGCCGTGAGGGCCGCCGAGCTCGGAATGCCGAGAAGCCTCGAAGCGGTGGGCAAAGCGCTTCATCTTCCAGATGATAAACTTAAATTATCAACTGGAAAACTACTAATAAATTACTTCTGCAAGCCCTGCGCACC